CCACCCGCGTGCCGTCGTCGTCGGCATCCAACACCTATGGCTGGTTGGGCCAGTTCCCCTCCTTACGCGAATGGGTGGGCGACCGCGTGCTCAAGAACATGGCCGCGCAGGCCTACCAGGTGCAAAACAAACTGTTCGAGGGCACGGTCGCGGTCAAGCGCACCGACATCGAAGACGACAACGTGGGCATCTACACCCCGCTGTTTGCCGAGATGGGCCGCGCCGCCGCCACCCACCCGGACCAGCTCGTCTTCGGCCTGCTCAAGACCGCGCACACGGTCAACTGCTACGACGGGCAGTTCTTCTTCGACAACGACCACCCGGTCTATCCCAATGTGGACGGCACCGGCACGGCGACCCAGGTGTCAAACGTCCAGGCAGGCACTGGCGCGGCCTGGTATCTGCTCGACACCAGCCGCGCGCTCAAGCCGCTGATTTTCCAAGAGCGCACCACGCCGGAGCTGGAGGCGCTGACCTCCACGCAGGATGAGGCGGTGTTCATGCGCGACGAGTACCGCTACGGCATCCGCTACCGCTGCAATGCGGGGCTGGGCTTCTGGCAGATGGCCTACAAGAGCCAGGCCGACCTGACGGCGGCCAACTTCAACGCTGCGATGGCCGCGATGATGAGCCTCAAGGCCGACGGCGGACGCCCCCTCGGCATCAAGCCCACGGTGCTGGTGGTGCCGCCCAGCTTGCGCGCCGCCGCGATCGAGATCGTCAAGAACGAGCGGCTCGCCAACGGCGCGTCCAACCCGAACTTCGGTGTGGTCGATCTGATCGTCTCGCCGTGGCTGGCGTGACGGGGGCTTAGGCGATGGCCACCAGCAAAAAGCCCGTCGCTGCCACGGCCGAGGCACCGCCGCCACGCACGCGCGTGTCGGTGTGCGTCAGCCCAGCGCACGCGTCCGCCCCGGGCGCCACGCCGCGCCGGTACCGAGCGGGGCTCGGGCCTTTCGGTCGGGAGCCCGTGATCGTCGAGGCCGAGCGCTGGCAGGTCGAGCTGCTCAAGTCCGACCCGGCGCTGGTGGTGACCACGGTGGAGTGACGGCATGCCCTACGCCACGCCTGCTGATCTTGCGCTGCGCCACGGGGCGGACCGGCTCATCGAGCTGACCGACCGCGACCGCGACGGCATCGGTGACGATCCACAGATCGCGCAGGCGCTCTTGGACGCAAGCCACGAGATCGACGGCTATCTGGCGGCGCGCTACAAGCTGCCGCTGCCGACCGTGCCAGCCCTGCTTGCACGGATTGCATGCGACATCGCGCTCTATCGGCTGCTGTCGCTGCGCCGCATGGGCGACATCGAGGATGCGCGCCGCCGCTACGAGGATGCGCGGCGACTGCTGGAAAACCTCGCCAAAGGCGTGGTGGCGCTGGGGCTGCCTGCCAATCTGCCCGACCCGCAGCAGCCGCAGCCGAGTCTCGCCGCAGCCAGCGTGGGCAGCCCGCGCGTCATGGGCCGCAATGCGACGGGGGGCTACTGATGCTGCTCGCCATCGAAAACGCCATCGTCGCGCGGCTCAAGACGGCGCTAGCACCCTTGCCGGTCGAGGCGCTGCCCAGCCGAGGCTACCGCTTTGCCCACGCCAAAGGGGCAGCGGTGGTGACGCTCACCGAGCTGTCGGCTGGCGGCGTGGAGGATGTGGGCGCATCGGTGCAGGGCGCGGCAGTGACCATCGAGGTGGCGCTGTTTGCCCGCTCCCTGCGCGACGGTACGGGGGTGTGGGATCTGTTCGACGCCGCGCGCCGTGCGCTGCACTCGGTCAAGCCCGCGCCGGGCTGCACGCCGCTGAAGCTCTTGTCGGCCCGGCTGGCCGACGGCGAGGCCGACACCTGGGTGCTGATGACGCGCTGGCAGACGCTGGCGCCCATCGCGCCCGATTTGAACGACGACGGCGGGCCGCTGTTGACCCGCGTGACCTTCGAAGGAGATGACTGATGGCGATGTACACCTACCAAGGCCCGCTGACGAGCATGACGCTCGCCGACGGCCGCGACGTGATCCTGACCCCCGGCGGTCAGATTGACCTGCCCAACTGCGACGTGGTGGAGACGCTCCAGGCGCTCGGGCGCTTGATCCCGGTCGAGCCCGAGCCTGCGCCCGCACCCGCCGCACCCAAGCCCAAGAAATGAGAGTGATCCATGCCCGCCAACTTTTTGCACGGCGTCGAGACGATCGAGATCGACAAAGGCCCGCGCCCCATTCGCCAGGTCAAGACCGCCGTCGTGGGCCTGATCGGCACCGCGCCGACCGGCCCCATCAACACCCCGACCATCGTGCTGTCGGAAAAGGACGCCGCACAGTTCGGCTCCATCACCGCCGCCAACAGCGCCGGGCACACCATCCCGCAGGCGTTGGACGCCATCTTCGACCACGGCGCGGGCACGGTGATCGTGGTCAACGTGTTCGACCCCGCCATCCACACCGTGACCGGCGAGTCGGGCAAGACGCCGATCGCCGCCAGCCACATCATCGGCACGGTGACGGCGGGCGGCCAGCGCACCGGTCTCAAGGCGCTCGACGACACCTACTCGCTGTTCGGCTTCAACGCGAAAATCCTGATCGCGCCAGGCTATGCCACGCTCAAGGACGTGACCACCGAGCTCATCGCCATGGCCGACAAGCTGCGCGCGGTGGCGCTGATCGACGCACCGGCGGGCCTGACCGTGCAGCAAGCGATCGCCGGACGCGGCGCCTCGGGCACGATCAACTTCAACACCAGCAGCGCCCGCGCGGTGCTGTGCTACCCGCACCTCAAGGTCTATGACCCGCGCACCAACAGCGAGCGGCTGGAGCCTTTCTCCGCGCGGCTGGCGGGCGTGATGTGCAAGACCGACATAGAGCAGGGCTACTGGTGGAGCCCGTCGAACCACGAGTTTGCGGGCATCGTGGGCGTGGAGCGGCCGATCACCGCGCGCGTTAACGACCCCAACAGCGAGGCCAACGCGCTCAACGAGGCGGGCATCGTGACGGTGTTCAACAGCTTCGGCACCGGCTACCGCGTGTGGGGCAACCGGTCGGCGGCGTGGCCCAGCGTGAGCCACCCGAAGAACTTCATCAACGTGCGGCGCACCGCCGATGTGCTGCACGAGTCGGTCGAATACGCCATGCTGCAATTCATCGACCGGCCCATCAACGATGCGCTGATCGATGACATCCGCGGCAGCGTCAACGGCTTCATCCGCACGCTGGTCGGGCGCGGGGCGCTGATCGATGGAAGCTGCACCTACGACCCGGCGAAGAACCCGCCCACCGAGATCGCCGCCGGGCATCTCACCTTTGATTTGACCTTCATGCCGCCGACCCCGGCGGAGCGGATCAGCTTCGAATCCTTCATCGACATCAACCTGCTGCGCGGCCTGGGCGGCCAGCAATAAGGAGTGAGCCATGGCGAAAATCGAAATCCATCGCATCACCAACGCCAACATCTACCTTGACGGGCAATCGCTCCTGGGCCGCGCCGAAGAGGTGCAATTGCCGCAGGTCAAGGCCAAGATGGTCGAGCACAAGGCGCTTGGCATGGTCGGCACCATCGAAGCCTTCGCGGGATTCGAAAAGCTGGAAGGCAAGATCAAGTGGGCGAGTTTCTACGCCGACGTGCTGAAAAAAGTCGCCAACCCGTTCAAGGCCGTGCAACTGCAAGTGCGCGGCTCGATGCCGATCATCGTCGGCGGCTCGGTCAACCGCGAAGCGCCTATCGTCGCGATCCTCTCGGTGGTGTTCAAAAGCCTGCCGGGCGGCACCTTCAAGCAGCACGAGAACGTGGAGCTGGAGACGGAATTCGTGGCCTACTACATGAAGCTGACCGTCGACGGCCGGGACGTGACCGAGATCGACGTGCTGGGGAACATCTACAAGGCCGATGGCGTGGATATGCTGGCGCAATATCGCGCCAACATCGGGGGCTGACATGCGTCTCGATTGGGAATGCGTGCGCGCCATCCTGACGGCGCTGGAAGACCTGCCCGAGCAGGACGGGCGGCTCATGCCCGGCGATGTGCCGGGCTGGGCCTGGCAGGTGGTGTCGTACCACATCGAGCTGCTGGGCGAAGCCGGACTGATCCGCGCGCACTGCCAGCGCGCGCTGGGTGCCGAGCCGCTGTGCTGGGGGCGAGCGGCTGACCTTTGCCGGGCATGAGCTGCTGACCGCGCTGCGCAATCAGACCCTGTGGAACCGCATCAAGGCGCGCGTGCGCGATGCCGGGCTGGAGTTGACCGTCGAGGCGGTCAAGACGGCCGCCACCGCGATCACGCGCCAAGTGCTGGGAGGCTGAAGGATGGACAAGCTCAAACCATACAACGCAAACATCGGGGGGGGTGATGTATGAAGAAGCCTGAATTCACGCTCGCCGAAGGCACGGGGCGCGACCTGATCGAGGCGCAGCGCATCAGCGGCGGCGATCCGAACCAGCTGGCGCTGGCGCTCGCCGCGCGCCTGGTGCGCGTCGACGACAAGCCGGTGCTCTACGAAGACTTCCTCGACTGGCCGCTTGCCGACGTGATGCGCGCGGTGGGCGAGGTGAACAAGCGACTGGGAAACGTCCTCTCCCCGACCGGGCAGGACTGATCCACCTGGCCCATGTGACCGGCTGGGGTCATGGCGAGCTGATGGCGATGCCGATCGCGGAGCTGGCCGAGTGGTGCCGCGAGGCGGTGGCCTACTGGAACCGCATCAACGGCGCCGACCAAAGCGGCGAATGAAGTGATCGACGAAGCCGCCGACCGCGCCGCCAAGTTCCAGCATGAAGGACAGCCCGCCGATGACGACGAGGCCAAAGACGAAGAAGACGAGCGCCGAGACGATGGACTCGGCGAACGCCAGCCACACGCATGCGGCGATGAGCAAGATGAGCAAGACGCTTTGCACGGAAGGGCTATAGAACGATGAGCCCCGCCGCGCAACTCTCGATTCTGCTCACGCTCAAAGACCTCGCCAGCGGGTCGCTGTCTCACTTTGGCGAAGTGTTGCAGCAGACGTCGACCAAGCTCATCGCCATGGGCGAGGCCGGACGCATCGCGGGCCGCGCGATGATGGACATGATGCGCGGGCCGGTGACCGCTTTCGCCGATGCCGAGGACGCAGCCACCCGGCTCAAGACCGTGATGATGGACGCCGCCGGGCAGGTGCCGCCCACCTTCCAGGCGGTGAGCGATCTGGCGACCGAGCTCGGAAACAAATTGCCGGGCACGACCAAAGACTTCCAGAACATGATGAGCGCGCTCAAGGAGATGGGCGTGACCGACCAGGCTATCCTTGACGGCCTAGGCAGGTCTGCGGCCTATCTTGGGGTCGCGCTCAAGATGCCCTACGAGGAGGCGGCGCGCTTTGCCGCGCGGCTCGCCGAGGCCTCTGGCGTGGCCGAAAAGGACATGATGTCCTTCCTCGACGTGATTGCACGCACGCGCAACCTGGGCGTGCAGGCCACCGATATGGAATACGCCTTCGCGCGCGCCGGAGGCAAGCTGAAAGAGATGGGCGTGCAGGGGCTGGAAGCGAGCCGCGAGCTCGCGCCGCTCTACGCGCTGCTGATCCGCACCGGGCTCTCCGGCGAGACCGTCGGCACGGGCTTTGCCGCCGTGCTCACCGGCCTGCAAAAGCTGGTCTATGACACAGGCAAGCAAATGACCGACGCGCGCGAAATACTGCGTCACTACGGCATCACGCTCGACATCATCGATCGACAGACCGGCAAGCTGAAAGGGCCGCGCCAACTGGTGACAGAGCTCGAGAAGCTCAAGGCGCTGCCGTCACAGATGCGCTTCGATCTATTGCAGAAAATCTTCGGCGGCGGCCAGGATGCACAGATGGCCGCGACGATGATCGAGAAGGGCTTGGTCGGCTACCAGCAGATCGCTGACCAGATGGCCGCACAGGCCAGCCTAAATGCCAAGGTCGAGGCACAGTTGAGGACGCTGAAAAACGTCTGGAATGCGGCCTCGGGCACCTTCGAGAACGTGCTGGCGAAGTTCGGCGGGCTGATCGCGCCCGAGCTCAAGCGCGCGCTCGATGCTTTCAACGACTTCTCCGAGTGGCTTTTCGGCCTGCTCGACCGCTATCCCTTGATCGGTAAAATGGTCGGCGTCACGCTCGCTTTCGGCGGCGCGCTGGTGTTCGCCGGCGGCTCTCTGGCGCTGATGGCGGGCATGGCGATGAAGTCCGTCGGGCCGCTGATGACGATGGCGCGCTGGCTGGGCATCAACCGCGCGCTGGCAGCGGGCGGCGCGTTCCTGACCATCGCGCGCGAGATCGCCAGCTCAGGCGCGCCGATGAAGGCGCTCGGCTGGCATCTAGGGATGATCGTTGCGCAGGCCAAGGCGGCGGCAGTCGCCCTGGGCAGCACGCTCAAGGCGGCGCTGCTGTTGGCAGGCCGCGCCGTGCTGTGGCTGGGGTGGGCGGTGCTGACGAACCCCATCGGTCTCGCGCTCATCGCTGCCGCGCTGCTCGTCTACAAGTTCTGGGGGCCGATTTCCGGCTTCTTCCAGGGGCTGTGGAGCGGGCTGTCGCAGGGTCTCGGCATGGTCGCCGACGACATCCGCCGCGCATTTGAGCCCGCTATGCCGCTGCTGCGACCGATCATTGACGCCTTCGGCTGGCTTGGCGACAAGATCAAGGCCGTCATCGGCTGGCTGGGCGAGCTCATCAAGCCGATGGACGATGCGGGCGGCGCGGCCAAGGAACTCGGCGAAAAGGTCGGCCTGTATATCGCCGAGATGGTCAAGACCGTGCTGTCGCTGCCTGGCGAGCTCATCGCGCTGCCCAGCGAGATGCTCGGGATCGGCAAGCAGATCGTCGAGGGTCTGATCGATGGCATCAAGTCCAGGCTCTCTGAGGCCAAAGAGGCGGTCATGAACTTGGGCGCGACGGTGCGCGACGGCCTCAAAAACCTGCTCGGCATCCGATCGCCATCGCGCGTGTTTGCCGAACTGGGCGGCTTCCTGGGCGAGGGGTTGTCGCATGGAATGCGTGCCAGCCTGGGCGAGGTGCAAAAAGCCGCCGCTGCGATGGCTGGTGCAGCGACGATGGCGCTTGCGCCGCCCGCGCTGGCTGCACCCGTCATGCAGGCCACGCCAGATGCCGTGCGCACCATCCGCCAAGCGGTGGAGCCGGTGGCGCTGCCACAGCCTTCCGATGCGCTGCGCACCATCCGCCAAGCGGTGGAGCTGGTGGCGCTGCCGTCGATCCAGCCTGCTGCGCTTCCCACGGTCGAGTCGCCGCGCGGTGCGCTCAAAGCGGGCGCAGCGCCGGGCGCGCCGATGCACATCACCTTCGCGCCACAAATCACGGTCACCGGCGCGGCTACACCCGAGGCCGCGCGTGCGCAAGTGACGCAGGCGGTGCAGATGAGCTTTGCCGAGTTCGAGCGCCTGATGCGCCGCTATGACGCCGAGCGCCGCCGCGTCGGCTGGGAGGGGACGACATGAGCCTCTATGCGGTGCTCAATGACGTGGAGCTGGAGATCATCACCTGGCTCGACGGCCTGTCCATGCGCTACGGCGCGGAGTATGCCGAGCAGAGGCTGATAGGGCGTAAGAGCCTCTTGCAATACACCGGGCACAAGCCCGACGAGGTGCGCATCGACGCGCGCCTGCATGCGCAGTGGTGCAACCCGGCGGATGAGGTCAGGCGCATCAAGGACAAGATGGACGCCAAGGAGCCGGTGGCCTTCGTGCTCGGCACCGGCGAATACCGGGGCGTGTTTGTCATCACCGAGGCCGAGGTGAAGACCACGCAGACCGACGGCTATGGCTCGGCCATCGCCTTCGAGCTCTCGATCACCCTGCGCGAGTACGTGGGCGACCCGGCACAGCCCAACCCACCGGGGGTGGTGACGAGCGGCTACCGCATCCCGATCGAGGCTGCGACGGTGGACGACTTCGCCCTGATCGAGGCCGCGCCTTTGAGCAGCCCCGGCGGCGTCGCGCAGGTGTCGGCCGATGGGCTCTCGGCCATCGCGCGCGGGGTGGGTCTTGCGGCTGATGTGGCGAGCTTCGCGGCGCTGGCGCAGAGCAACCCGGCCTCCGCGCTGCTGGCGCTGCCTAGCCTGACCGATGCCGTGTCCGCCTTCGGCGCGACGGTTCCCGTCGAAGGCTTCGGCGCGCTGCGCGGCGTCGCTGCGGTCGCCGCCGATGCGGGGCAGGCGCTATCGGCCTTTCAGTCGGCGCGCCATACCTTCGACGTGGCCGCGGGCGCGCTCGGTGGCGGCCTATCGGGCGTTTCGTCGGCCTTGTGGAGCGTGCGCGCGGGCGCGCAGGCGCTCGAGGGCGCGCGTGAGTCGGTGGGCCGCATTGCGGCGCGCGCCGCGAGCCGCCTACCGGTGGAGGGCCGGGCATGACACAGGCCATCGTGCATACCACCATCGACGGCGAGCGCTGGGACCTCATTGCCTGGCGCTACTACCGCGACGTACGCGAGATGCCGCGCCTGATCGCCACCAACCCGCACGCGCCGCGCGCAGGCATCCTGCCCGCCGGGCTCAAGATCGCGGTGCCGCTGATCGAGCGGCCCGCCGCCGTCTCCACCGCCGGACTGCCGCCATGGAAGCGATAGCGCCGCAGGTGCGCATCACCTACAACGGGCGCGACATCACGGCAGACCTCACGCCCTACCTGATGTGCGTCGCCTACACCGACCGACTCACCGGCGAGGCGGATGCGCTGGATGTGGAGCTGGCCGAAACCGACGCCGTGAAAAGCCGCTGGCTCTCCGAGTGGTATCCCGACAAGGGCATGGAGATCGCCGCCGAGATCGGCTACGCCGGGCAGCCGCTCGTCTCGTGCGGGGCCTTCGATGTGGATGAGATCGAGGTCGAATCGCCGCCCATGACCATCCGCATTCGGGCGCTCGCCACCGGCATCAGCCGCGCGGTGCGCACGCGCATCGGCAGGAAATACGAAAACACCACGCTCGCCAAAATCCTCGACGAGATCGCCCAGCGCATCGGTGCCGAGCGCAAGGGCGCGGTGGCAAACATCCCCATCGACCGCGTGACGCAATACCAGGAGACCGACTGGGCCTTCGCGGTGCGCCTCGCGCGCGAGTACGGCTACGCGCTCAAGCTCACCGACAACAACAAGGTGCTGGCCGTCATGAAGCTCGGCGAGGACGCCGAGCCGGTGCGCACGCTGGCACCCGCCGAGCTCTCGCGCCTCACCTACCGCGACCGCATCACTGAGGTGCCGAGCCGCACCGAGCTGCGTCATCACGACGCTTCTACCGGCCGGCTCGTCATCTACGACGTGACCAGCGGCAAAATGATCCCGGTCGAGCATGTCACGGCCGCCGACACGAAGAAGCGCCATGTGTGCGCCAAAACCCCGGAGCAGGCCCGGGCCATCGCCGAAGCCGAGCAGGCGCGGCACGAGATCGACAAGACCAGCCTGGAGGTGCAGCTACCGGGCGACCCCAAGCTGGTGGCAGGCGCAGCGGTGGATGTGACCGGCTGGTCGCGGCTCGATGGCCGCTACCTGATCATCGA